AACCCCGTACTCTGCTTTGCGGCGAGTTGGGACTTGAAAGCGGTGAAGCTGCTTGCCTCCTTTATCTTTTCGTATGTTAAATGCTTATCTAATCGAAGCCCGTAATCGCTTTTAACCTTAACGTTTTTAATACCTCTTGTCATTAGGTCAACACCTTCTACCGTCCCGATAATTTTTGGTACGACTGAAATCGTATCAACCCCGCTATAAAGTAAATCAGTTCCGTTATACGATAAATGTACCTGAGAAATAGACCCCTGTCCTATTAGCGAATTTATGTGTACAAGGATAAGCGTCTTGTAAGAAACTACCGCATAGTAACCAAAAGCCTCGCAAATCTCTTTAAGAATGTCGTAGTACGTTTTGCCCATTACCCTGTCAACATCAACATACGCACCGGCAAGCATGTTTTTATCGCTGTAATTCGTGTCATCGTAATAACCATATAGCTTAGTGCCATTATAGTCATATACGCTATCGCTCCCCACTATCTCAACCCCACGAAAACCGAAGCTACAAACCTTCTTTAGTATATGCTGTAAAACATGGTAGCGAAAACCCCAGCGCGTATTTCCACCCCTTAACAAATCGTAAACGTGTGGTAGCGTTATGCCAGAAAACAATTCCTCAAATTTTTTATTTTTAATCCTTCCAAGCAGGTCAACAAACGTAACCTTCACGTTCTTTACTTCGTCTGTTTCGTCGTATTCCACACCATCCCCGAAGTAGTATCCGTAGAAGGCGAAAGTAGAGCCTATGAAAATCTCACAGGTCAAATTCTCGTCTAATATTTGCAATAGAAAATCAAAATCGGTAGTTACAAGTTGTAGTTCGCACGAAATACGTCTTATGGGTGCAATAAAATCGTCCCCTTCACTGTCATAACGGAAAATAGGCTCGCTACCCAAGCTTAGGCTAATCGGCAAAGAAGGGTAAACGCTGTGGTAAAACTGAATGGTAATAGTATTGCCTTCATAATCTTTCGGTGTCAATATCAAACCTTCAATTGCCATCAGTAGCTTCTCCTTTTATTTTCACTATCAATTACGGCCACCAGTTCACTCCCCTGAGCCCTGAGTGTACCAGTTACAATAACCTGTCCTTGCGATAAATTAACCGTTCTACTCTGCCATTCAGATGATGCACCTGCCTGTTCCGAACCGCTTACGCTCGCTGCACTATATCCACCCCCTGCCGTTGAACCGCTTATCCCAGCCTTTAGTTTTGCCCTTACGACGGCTGCCGTTGCTACAAGTACACCCCCAGCTATAATAGCTGCCCATGGTTTTGCAAAAAGTTCTCTAAATGCCTTTGATGCAAAACCTGCTGCAATTAAAGATTTTCCCAGTGCATCGGCAAAATTAGCCACCTGTTCGCCTAATATTTTGAAAACATCACCCATATCGGCTTCACCCGACGCCAGCATGCCAATTGATTCGGCCATTGCTGCCGTCATGCTTTCAAGCCCAGCCTCTACCGATTGCGATAGTATCTCCCCTATTTCAATAGTTCTTTGCTCGATAGGTGCAAAACTTGCATCTAAATCTTTAAGCATTTTAGAGGTATCAGGTAATTCAAATTCTACTGATAAATTTACTTTTTCTGTTGTTTTAATTGCTTTTAACGAACTATTTTCTTCCCTCTCAATAAGCCTTTTATTTATTTCGCCTTGTATTTTTAATTTTTCCTCTTGCTTTGCTTTCCATTCTGCCATTTCTTTAGCATTTATTTCCGCTAATGCTATATTTCGCTCACGTGAAAGTTCGATAATGGATTTGTTGATTTTTTCTAATTCAGCCCCAGCCTCTTTGGCACGCTTCGTTAATCCGAATCCCAACGTTTTCGTTTCTGTTGCCAGTTTTTGCTGTGCATCCCTTGCCTTCTCAAGTACTGCTATCTCTTCTTCTATTTGTTTTATCCTTTCCTTTTGCAGGGTTACCGTTTCACTGCCAGAAGCTCTTTGTATTGCAAGCTGATACTCGTGTGCTTCTTTCAGCTTATCGTATGCAGCAGTTAGATTCTTTGCGCTATCAGCAACGCTATCCATCTCTTTGCGCGAGTTGCTAAACGCTTTAGATAATGCAATAACCCCTGCCGTTACGGCTGCTATAACTCCGACCAAAATAAAAATCGGCGAAGCCTTCACTGCTGCATTCCAAGCGTGTTGCAGAGCCGTAATAACTTTAGTAACAGTACTTACCTTTCCTTTTGCACCTGCTTCGGCTATTGTTGCTGCCGTAACCTCTTTTATCATCAAAGATTCTTTAATACGTGCAGCAATTTCAAGTGTTTTTGATTTTAGATAGATACCTAATGAATTCTGTTTTGTGAAATCTGCTGCGGTTTGTGCAGCGTTTGCTATTGCAATAAGCGCTACCGTCTTCTGCATTAGCTCGTTCATCTTTTCCTGCTCACCCCCAAAAAGCGAAGCCACCCCAGCAGCACCAGCCAGCATGGTGCTCATCGTCTGAACCGCCTCTGCACCCTTTTGGAAAGGGTCTAATGACATGGAATTGACACGTGCCTGATAGTCGCCCATCTGGTCACGCAGGTTAGCCATTTCCTTCTCTATCTTTTTAACCTCTTCGGGGGTCTTTCCAAGCAAGGATGTTTGCGATAGTTCCCTGTACCTTAAACGTAAAACGCCGATATTATCGGAAAAACCATTGACCGCTCCGGTTGCCTTTTTTATCTCCGATTCGCTTTCACGGAGCTTATTCAGCAATTCCTTGTTTTCTGCGCCGAGCTTTACGTGTAGCCCTATATTTTCCATATCTCTGCCAGTTTTTTGGGGTCAATGTATTCCACTTCTTTTTTACTATCCGTTTCCTCAAATGGAAAACGGATATAGTCTTGTAATCGGTAAGGTTTATCAACCTTATCGATGTACGGGTTTAACGTTATCTGCTGGTATGCAATCTGTCTAAGCATCGTTGCTATAACATTATACTGTCCATAATCCCACCCACGTAGCCACGTTACAAACTCCCCCCACGTCATTGAACTCAACTCCGATGGCAAGCGGTTAATTCTACCTAATAAAAGGTAAAACTCGCCAAGCGTTAACTTTTTTTTTCTGAGTTATCGCTTTCGTTTACGCTTTCTTCGCTTCCCTTAACCATTAAAGCCGTTAAAGTGGATGCGATGGCAAGTATTATCTTCCCCACTGCCCCAAACCCTTTCGTGTCGATAAGACCTTTTACGTCGCTATCAGTTATTAAAGCGTTACCTACTGCCTTATTATACATGTTAATCGATGTTTTCAGGGCAAGGATTATCTTATTTAGCGCATCGGCTGTTACCTTTGCGTTTCCGAAACAGCTTGAAAGTACCTCGTCAATTCCAGCGTCAACATTGTAGGTCCTATTGTACTCTTTAGTCAGTTCAATTACGTAATCAATCCCGACAGCAAAGCAAATGCCTTCGACTTCGATGTAGCGAATATTGGCCTTTTGCTTAACCTTTCCGGTTATTTTACTTAGCAGGTTCATAGTTTATTTATTTAAACAACCACACTTTCTGTTTCGTCTCCGGAAACCTGCAGGTCAATCGAAAAGGTTTCAATACCGTTCTTCGGGGCCGATTCGCTTAGTCCGGTTATGATACCCTTTCCGGAATATTTCTTTTCACCCGTTACAATTCCACCGTAGGTATAGTCGATTTCGGTTTTTGCCTTTGCAGCAGCATATACTTCACTGTATGTTGCATTTGTCGCATCGGTGGGGTTAAGATTACAGTCAACCTTGTAGGTGATAGCATGTTCCCCTGCCATGAACGTTTTCGCACCTGCTGTTGAAAGCTTGTCCGTTGTTTCAAAGGTATCAATCCTTAAATCGTGCGTTCCAGAAATCTGCCCTGCAACTAATTTTTCGGCTGCACCCACCTTAAGCTTCATAAGGATTTTTGTTCCGTTTACTGCCATTTTGTTTACCTCATTAATTTAATTGTTAAACAGTTTTTAAACTAAATTGTCCACTTATCACTAAAGATAAATTTATTGTTGTTAAACCACTTCGGGGAGCAGCTTTCGCAATTCCTGAAATATAGCCACTCCCTTCAATGTAGTAATCGCCTGTATTTATACCCCCTGTTTTAACATTAACGGATAGCCTTGCTATGTAAGCATTCCACAATGTTAAGAAAACATCGGGGGTATAGTTAAAACTTGCGCTAACCGTCATTTTCAGTCGCTCCGGTTTTACTTCCGTGTAAACACCGCCATCTTTGATGATGTTACTTAGCTCACATTCAAAATTCTCTGAGCTATCCAGCTGCCCTGCCAGCAAGGTATCATTAATTTTAAGCAGTATTTTGTTCCCAAGCAACGCCATCTCAGATGATTGAAAAGTTTAAACGTGTTAGTTTCCTTATGTAAATAGCACTTCCGTTGTCTTCTATTATTTCGGATATTTCGGGTTCGTCAATGATGTAGGCTTTCTTGTCAGAAATAGTCATTGTCAAATCTCCGTATATCCTTGAAAGAATCTCATCGACAATCGTTTTAACAAAGGCGTAATCGTCGCCTTTATGCGATACCTCAACTAAAACACTACATCTAACGCCTTTGCTTAGCTTATCGCTTTCGGGGGTTTGATTGAACTGGCTTACCGAAATGTAGGTATCATATTCATTAACCCCCCCGATAATCGATATAACAGGGATAGTAACGCCATTAACTACGATATTACTAAATAGCTCATACAGTTTCTGGTATAGCTCTACCGATATGTCAACGACCGATTGCATTTTCCAGCGTCTCCTTTAACTTTGCGATATTTTTAAAGTAAGCGGGATATAGGTAAGGTTTCGCCCTACGATTTAACTCCCTCGACCCGTATTCAACCAATTCTGCATACTCAACAGGCGTTCCTATCACAGCCGAAATCGGTTCTCTACTAAATAATGCACGAATTGACGACCTTAGCCTTCCTGTTACAACAGGACAACTTTTTTTAGCGTCGCTTTCAATAAACAATGCAGTATAAAATATCTCGTCTGTTAGCTTTTCCTTAGTTTCCTTATCCAAACCTTCAATTCTTTTAAAAAGTTCGTCAAGTTCTTTAAGGTTTACCTCCATCTTCGGTATTGCCATTTCACCTCCTGTCCGCTTTGCACGTTACGGTTGTCTGAAATCTTTCCCTTGTTATCGTGTTAACCACATATCTAAGATTGTCAATAGTTAAAAGGTCATTTACGCTTAAATCCTTAACATCAGCAACGTGAAAGGCAACGCTTACATCCTGCGTGTCAATCACGGAAACGCCATCAAAAACCTTCCCACCCTTGTACTTAACGAAGCCGTAAACATACGAACTTTCCACAATTTCACGCTTTTTACTACCGTATGCAGTCGCAACGTAGTCGTACCTGTCTATCCGTATTTTCTTTCTTTCGCCTAACATATCGCAATTATCTTATAGCGATTAAGCAAAGATACGTCAACTTCCGTAATCTTTTCTACCCCCCTTTCGTACATCACGCCTACTGCCTGTAAAACGTACATTTTAACTTCGTCTGGTAGCCATTCATCCGTGCTATAAGTAACGATAACGGGTTGATTATATGAATGTTTAACGTAGTTTCTTATTTCTTCAAACGTTACGGGTACAAGCGTTTTCGCATCTATAACGGTAAGTGTATCCGACTTAATATGCCCTGGAAGGTAAAGTTCCTGCGCATCGGTTGTTATTTCAACCTGCTGCGCACGGAATAGGTTATTCGTTAGCGACTCGGCTTTACCAATTGCTGCCTCAACCATCGCCTCAATGGTAACATCCTCATCGGCGGAGGCTAATCCAATGAACATCTTGGCCTCCGCGATGAGCGAGTTAATAGGGACTATTCCATTATAGGCTATACGATACATTTTTACTTCGTTTTTGTTTGCCTACCATTAGCCCCTTTTTCGATTTTGGTTTCCTCTTCGGCTGTTTCCTTTCCGATAGCTTTAGCTTCACCAAGCTCTATTAGCTGTTTCGCCAAATCGGTGTCGATGTCGTGAATTTCGCCGGCATTGAACCAAAATGTTGTCTTTAGAATTTTAACTTTCATAGTGTCTATTTATAAAGAGGGGTGAGGTTAATCACCCCTCACCGGTTTATACAGCAGTCAAAGCGGTTATTGCAGTAGCAATATTGCCTTTCACAAAAGAAGGCGCATCGTTAGTGCGAACTAAGAATGCAGCCCTCTTAGTCAACGTTACTCGAATACCACGTTGGGTACTCAAGGTGTAGGGGTCAATGTTAATCGTGAATGCCTGCCTGATATGCTGTTCGCCCTTTGTGCTGTCACCTACAAGGAATTCACCAAGGGTTACCCCTGTATTTGCGATAACAAAAAGACCGTCAACCATTAGAACCGGCGAAATGTCCCAAGGTAGTGCATACTCTCCTGTTGTCAACTTTTTGTTTTTCAAAGCCCTGAAGTCAACAGGGTTTAGAAGTACAAAGTTGGGATGTCCCTTGACCGCTTCAGCTTGCGCACAGGCAGCGTTTAAAACATCGCGAAGATTGGGAGACGATGTTTTTAAACTTGCATCGGCAACTGCAAAAGCAGAGGCATAAAAGGTAAGCCCATCGAACTCATCAGTACCGGTAGATGCCCCATTGTACAACTTTTCATCGTACTTGTCCATCAGCTCATTGAAAAGTCGCTGGTCAATCTGGCTGGCAAAATTTTCGATGTCGTCAACCATGTTCTGCGAATAAACAGAATGCACGCTAATGTCCTTAACGGCTGCCGTTTTCTGTACGAATGTCCACGACTTATTAGGAGCTTCCTCGCTGTCGTTAATGAATGCGGGTGCACCAACAGGTGAAGTGGCGTCAAGGTAAAATACGGCATTCGATTCAGTGGGATATTCAGGAATAATCCCTGAAAGCATAAGCCCACGGAGTGGTTCAAAGTTAATTCCAGGTGCAAATTGAACCCTTCCTGCCTGTCCGGTCGTCGAACCAGTCATGCTCATGTTGGCTTTAAGTTCAAGGTTTACCGGTCGGTTAGACTTAATGTCATTCCTCACCGCATCGGTGTTAAGGTGCTCAAGCAGCTGCTCCTTGAAACTCTTGCCTTCCATGCCCGACTTCTTCTCTTTTAAAAGTACTTCCATCTCGTTAAGACGGTTGTTCATCTTTTCGACAAGTTCTGTCTTGTCAAGTTTTTTGATTTCTCCACGAAGCGTCTCGATGTCAGCCTTCGAGTTAACCTTCTCAATAGCCTCTTTGATTAAGGTTTCGGATGTTTCCTTAACCTTTAATTCAACGGCTTCCATGAAGGCTTTTTCCTTTTCGTTCAATTCCATTTTTTGCCTTTCAAAATTTCTGTTAGTTTACTGTAATCAATCTCAACGATATTACTTGTCGGCTTCTGATTTTTTTGAGTGTCTATTGACGGCTCATTCATAAGAAGTGATTGCATTATACGGTTGAGAGTGTTCAACTTTATGTTAATTTCATTATACGTTTCGTCAGTGTAATTTGTTCGACCTGTTAGGGCGTCGGTCATCTGCTTTAGCATCCCGTTTATCTTAGCAATCATTTCAATGCGCTCGTTTTCCGATTTAATGATAGGGGTATTCTCGTTTGCGCCCCACTTGTCAAGAGATGACCCTTCCCAAAGTCGAACTTCTTTTAGATAGCGAACGTTTGTTTCCTTGTTTTCTTCAGAAATGACAGTATTAAAGCCAACGCTATGTTCTGTTATTAGACCTTCATCAATCATCTTCAACACATCATCGCCAAGTCTATGCGAACCAATTTTTGACACGTAGTGAAGCCCGAAGTTGTCTTCGTTTAGTTCCTGCAAAACACCCACAGTGTCCCAGTGATTGAAAAGATGTTTAATTCGAGCTTTGCCCGCGGGCCCGTTTTCGATAATCGACTTTTGAAACGCACCTTTCAGAAACATTTCATTATCGCTATCGACAGTGTCGAACGAGGCAAAGTAGCCTTCGACTATTCTATTCTTAACGTCAAGCCCTTTAACCTGTATTCCGAAATCTTTTACCTTTAGTTCCATGTTATGCCCTTTCATATACGACTGTGCATCTGCAATTTATTACATTCTCAGGACTGCCGTTTGGGTCGCCCGGATGTTTCAACTTTTCCACGCCTAAATATTCTCCTTTTGAATTATATCTCGGAACATTAAAAAAGTCTTGCATGTCAACGCTTTTACCATCCATCTCCCTATGCGATTGTCTTGTATTACCCGATTTTGTTGCAAACCAAACTTTTTTTAGTGCAAGTCCAGATGATTGTGCGCCCTGTAAACTCCCCGCATTGCTTGCCGAAATGGTTTCAGTCCTTGCTATCCTAATCGCACGGTAACCAATATCATTACCGATTTTGCTACTTATGTTTTTAGCAATGTTATCAATGCTTAGCCCAGCAGCAATGCCTTCATCGACTGTTTTTTTTACAATATGTATAGCCCTCTTGCGTGTCGTTTCCGTTATGCTTATAACCTTCTCACCTGCAAATGTTTCCACGTAGCGTCTCATGAAGTCATCGTAGTAATCATCTGACTTTTTCTTTTCCCCTTTTAGATTATCGACCGTCCATTCAGCGAAATCACTACCTACCTTTACGTATATATTTTCAATTCCTTCACGTGCTGCCTTTTGATTTAAGTTGACAGTTTCAATCCTTGCCAACATTTCATCTGTGCTTGTTGCGCTTTTTACAATGTCGATAGCGGGTTTGTATAGATTCATCAGCATACGACGTGATTCAACCTTTGCGTAAGCAAAGTGTTTCCTGCGTCTCGCCTCAATAGAACGAAACGTGGCAGCCTTATGTACGTATGCCTCCTCACGCCATTTCATCATCTAACCCTTCGTTGCCATCGTATTCATTATAAGATAATTCGTTGATAGGGATAAGTCCGGCGGGTACTAAAACGGTATCCATCATTTCATCTTCATAAGCCATCC